ATCAATACCCAACTTTTCCAAAATCCACTCTTTAGGTGCTAGTTCTTTAATCGTAGCCTCACTAAATTCTATTCCAATAGGCTCGGTAGGGATAATCTTCATTTCCTCTGTATAGCCAAAATAATTAGCCATATCATTCATAAAAGATTCAAGAAACATTTGCTTACCATTAACGTAAGTGTTCTTGAAAATCTCATAACCATCTCTCATCTCTGTTCTAGTGCCTAGCTTACCAGCAACCGCTATTCCGAAAATAGAAGGAGTTGTTACTTGGTGTCCAGAGAATATGTTTGTTTGTATCAACTCATCAACTCTACTAAAATCTTCTTTAGTTAAATCTGATTGTCCTAAATCGTCAACAATAGGCTTCCTAGAAGCATCGTTAACAAATGACAACATATACTTAACCCCATCAGCACCAGTATAGGTATTTTTAAACTTCTTATGAATCTCATTCATTTCCTCCCTAGATGGCTGCCCATCGGGTAGTGTAATTAATTTACTAGCACTAAATCCAGTCTTAGCATTACCTAGAACGTGTTTAGATACCTCTACATCACTCTCTATATAGTTTAAAGCACCAAAGTAAACTGGCAAAGAATAAACCCCGATATTCGGTCTGTATTCCTTTAGATAGATAATCTGTTTGCCATTAGGAACTTTAGGATTAAAAGCAGGGTAAATATATTCCTTATCTTTTTCCCTTTTGTATAATTTCCAATCTTCTCTATACCAAAATTGTGTATTGTCTTTATTAGTACGAATATTTGTGTAATCTATATGCCACATTTCAGCAACCTTACCCAAACCCCAAATAACCTCAATATAAGCACCTCCAAATAACTCTAGGTCTAAACTAATCTTTCTAGTTAGGTCGTTTAGATTCTCACTTCTATTAGGCTTCTCTATGAACTCGTCATTACCAGTCCATCCATTACCACAAATGTAGTGAACCTTATTTCTTACAATAGCATTATGTTTAGCAGACTTGTTAAATAACTCTACTAGGTAGTTAGGGTAATCGTTTCTATCCCCATACTCCATATAACCCTCTTTCTTTTTTTCTCTGTATTCGGGTTGCTTAGCCTCTGCAAATTGTATCAATAAAAATTCGCTACTCATTGTCTTATTTTATATGTGTCTTTAGTCTGGTATTCGGTAAAGATTTCTTCTGCATCATTTAACCACATAATCCCAGATTCTAACAAAGTTAATCCAGTTACATCAGTATTTGAAGAACTTGTTTGCTGATAAATTTCATAAGTCCATTGACCTCTAGGTTTACTAGAAAAATACTTATCTACCTTTATACTGAATTTATTATATCTTTCTTTAAATAACGATACATCAGCAGCAAATAATAAAACAAACTTTACTTCTGTATTAGTGCTGCGATTCTTAAATGTAAACAAATAATTAGGACTAGCAATAGTTTGCTTTTCTGTTAGCGTTAAATAAACGTATTCTGTCTGTCCTTTAGTTAATTGTATCATTCAAATATAAATGCTAATTAATAAGGTATTTAACAAAAAAACCCCCTGCACTTGCAAGGGGTATATAAAAATCAAAACTGCACAATTTAGCTAGTAGTTACTAGACCAGATATTACACCAGAAGCAACCTCTGGAGCAAGAGCAGGTTCTTTAGCAGTAAAAGTCAAAGTATAACCACTTCTATCTCCCATAGCAGTTCCGCTTTGAGATGAACCAGCAGTTACGTCTAAGCCTCTAGTTTTACCAAGATACCAATATTTACCATTGTTATCTCCTACTACTGCAACCAAAAGATTTTGAGCCAAGAGCAACAATTCATTTCTAGTATTAGCTTGAAGTTTATTCAAGATAACCGTCAATTCTTGCTGATAGAAAATACTTCCGTTCTCAACTGAAGCATTAACATTCTCTACAAAAGAAGAAGTTTCTTTTACTAATTCATATTTGTAGAATCTCTTACCTGCGTCTTTGGTTAGTGCAGTAATAACACCAGAAGCCTCTGTTGTAGAAGCTACGTCTTGGAGTGCCATAAAGTAAACTTCGGTTATTCCACCTAAAGAATCTTTACAATCCAAAACATAACCTTGCGTTAAAGCACAAGCCATTGTAATTAATTTATAAGTTTAAAAATGGGGGTATATTTCAACCCCCTTTATATTATGCTAGAACGAACTTAGTAATCTCATCTGGGAATGCAAAGTTTACACCCATTTTGAACTCACTAACAAAACGTACTTGGTCTGCTTCTTTTGCGTAGAAGATTTCAAATTTTTCTTCTTCGTTCAAAAGGTCTGTACCCAAGAACAAGTTAGACAATCTCATTGCATAAACTCTGTTTGTACCATTCAAACCTTGTACTGCAATAACCTTAATGGTAGTGCCTGGAAGAATAAACTCGTTATCAGCCTTCTCATTGATTTGATAATGGAACAAGTTAGCATTCTTCAATGCGATTGTATAAGTACGGAAAGTATCCATACCGCAGAAAATAACAACATCATCTTCAGATACAATCTGTGCAGGAATAGCTTTGTAAACACCATCAAAAATAGATACTACGTTAGCAGCAGTAATGCTTGACAATGGAGCACCAGATACATAAGTAGAAGTGTTAGCATCTACAACACCAGAAGCAGCATCTACAAGAGCATTGATACCAGAAAACTTATTCAAGTTAACATTACCAGAAGAAGTATTACCTTGCCACAATGCGATTTCTAATTGAGAAGCAATACGCTTAGCCTTCTTTTCAGAAAACTCTTGCTCAAAAGGAATTGAATCGTACATTGAACCAGTAGGCAAAGCCTTCTGTAGGTACTTAGCTTCAAGGTCTTTAGGACACAAAGCCTCATTTACTTTAATCTTACCAACGGTTACCGTTCTTTGTGTGAAAGAAGTTGAACCCGATGCAGTAAAACCACATGAGCCTCCGCTTTGGAAGATTGCGTCTGTATCCATGATGTTGATGGTTTCAGAAGATTTCACTCCCACCATAACATTACCTGCACTCTTGATTAGAGATGCAGTCTTAGCACCGAGAACCGAACTAGTAACTAGTAAGGCTTCGTTTTGTTCTGTGTAGTCTGCGAGTGCAGAAACATTAAATGCCATTTTTCTTTAGTTTTTATTGTTTAAAATTGCGTTTCTATATTTATTAAGTCTATCCAACTTAATGTCTTTAGTAGATTCAAATTTGAATGATTGGGTTTTTTCAGTTGGGTCTGCTTGTGGCAACTTAGTAACTTCTTCTATCAAATTTAAAACTGCTGAAAATCCTTCTTTTTGCTTTTTCTCAATCTCTGCAAGTTTAGTTTCAAGTGCAGCTTTCTCCGTAGCGAGAGCATCAATCTTGGATTGAAATTCAGCAACTATTTCTGCCATCTTCTCATCCATTTTTTTACCTGCTTCAATCTCTACTTCTACCTTTGGTTCTTCCATTGGCTTAACCTCTTTGATAATACCTGCTTCAGTAACTATCTTAGTTCCGTCTGCTAACTCATGTTCAGCATCTGGAGCAAGTGAACCATCTTCTAGCTTTACTTCTCCACCTACTTCAAGTGAGTTAATCATAACTTTAGTACCATCAACCAAAGAATATTCAGCCATTTCTACTGGCATTTCTTCTTCAATCTCTGATTCAACTTCTGGCATATCTTCAAACAATGCCCTAATCTTTAAAATTGCTTCTTTCGGATTCATGTTTATAAATGTTAATTATTAAAATACTTTATCACTTAACTTGACTTAAAATATTTTTAATCTGTTCCATGATAGCTTCTTCACGTCTAGGCTTCTTAGAATATTCAAATATTCCCTCTACTGAAAAGCCTTTAATATTACCTGCCTTTACCTCATTCCAAGCATAGTCATTATCTACTTTCATAGAGCCGAACCAAGAACCATCTGGGGCATCTTCAAAACCTCTCATAGGCATAATGCCTCTTTCCTTATCTGAAATAAAAGATTCAAACATTACCACATCTTCAAGTTTAGTTTCTTGATTGTGATTTAAGTTAACATTAGCTTGATACTTCTTTTTAAAATATCTCTGTACTATTTGGAAAATAGTTTCCTTAGAGAATACAACATAGTAATCACCATGAGTAACATCACTCCTAAAAATCGGAGTATCTGCCAACATAATAGCACCGCTAATAATACGCTTATCTTCAGACGCAATATTAAAGTTTTGTTTATCACTAAACGCATTCCAATTCCTTTGGATAGCAGGTCTATCAACTAAAGACACAAAGTTAACCTCTGCATCATCGTTAATATCTTCGCTTATCATTAATTCAAAAACTGGTAATTCCATATAAATAAATGTTTAAATGTTAGGAGTTTATCGCTTAAATAAATTTAGTCATTGGGGTAACATTTGGGGTAACCCCTTTTTTAGCTAAACCTTGCTCTCTGTTTTATAGCTTGGATTCTCTTTTGATTGCTTGTAATATCTGTTTCTACTACATAGGCACGAATAGCACTATTACCGATTGCGTTAATAGTTTGCTGTGATAGACTTGTAGTTAATAAACTTGCATTGCTTGGAGTTAATGGAGCAGCAGTAAATGAAGGAACAGATGCACCTCCACCTCCTTTAGGAACATTAACTTTATTTATATTTCTTACTGCTAAGAATCCACTAGCAGCAGCAGTTGTAGTAGCTGCTACCTTTTGTATTGTTCCAAAAGGTTCTGGGATAACTGTTTTATTTGCCCATATTTGAGTAATACCCAAGAACGTATTTATCAATGCTTGTGCTGAACTTAGTGCTTTACCAGCAGCAGTTTGTTGACCAACTACTTCACTAAGTACTCCTAAAGAATCAGCAGTCATTGCATAGGCATCTCTTTTAGCTTTTTCATATTTTAATTTAGTATCGTCTTGTTCCTGCTCATCTTCTGCTATTTTCTTTTTAACATTAGATGCAGCACCAACCGCTTGTAAATTAGCCTCTAATGAACCTTTAACTACTGCATCAGTATTTTTAATCTGTTCCTTTCTTTCATTGTCAACATTTTTTAAAAATGTTTTATTATCTTCTATAATTTGATTTCTAACATTTTGGTTTCTCTCTGCTCTTTCCTTTCTTTCATCTTCTGTTCTTTGCTTTTCTAATGCCTTTAATTCTTCATTATGTTTTTTCTTTCTTTCTTTTTCAGCTATTTTGTAGTTTACATCAGATAAAACAATAGCATCTTGTTCTTTGCGTATTTCACTCAAATTTTTATCTGCTGCTTCTTTGTCTGTATTAGCTACTTCTTTGTTAAATCTGTTTCTAGCTGCTATTCTTAGTTTTCTAGAAGTTTGCTCTATTTCAAATATTTCCTTTTCACTTGCCCCTCTTAACTTAGCTTGTGCTATTAGTAAATCATTACTTCTATTTATCTGGTCAATCTCTGCTTGTAAAGCACCTTCTGCACTTTTAGTTATACTTGCATTTAGTTTATCTTGTGCTTCTTTTGCCTTTTCTGCTGCACTTGTATAAGTACTGATTGCACTAATAAGTTCACCGATTGCTAATACTGCTAAACCAATTCCAGTTGCAGCAATAGCAGTTTTCAATACCCTAAAGGATACGGCAGTAGTATCTACCGCAATACCTAAAGCCTTCATAGTTGCAGCAGTTGCTACGTTTGCTGCACTATTTGCTCTAGTAAATAAAGTAGTGCTTTGAATAACTGCACCAAGTTGTTTAAAACTATCTATGCTTTCACCTATACTTTGTAATCCTTGTGATAAAGCTAAAGCACTTTGTACCTTTAATAATTGCTTTTCTAACTCCTTAGATTCAGAACCGAACAAACCGATAGCACCCTGCACCGCTGCAAAGCCACCAGCAACTCCAGATAAAGATGCAGTTAATGCTTTAAATTTAGCATCTGGATTGAACGCTTCTGTTAATGCTCTAGCATCTCCTATTCTATCCCTTAATTCTGCTGCTCTTTTAGCTGCTTCAATTGCCTCCTTACTTGTTGCACCAAATTTATCTGAAAGTATAGCAACCTCTGCCGTAGCTTCTCTTAATTGTTTTTTTAAAGAACCAACAGATTCACCTGCATTACCGCTAACATTTATCTGATAGTTTAATTGTTCTGCCATTTTATTTATCTATTACTTTTAGTAATTCTACTTTAGTTGTAGTGTAATCAATAGGGTTGTAAGATTCTACTAGGTTTATTCTGTATAGAACATTGTCTATATAGATATATTTAGCAAAGTCTAAGTCTTTAATATCAAACGTATTCAGCAAGATATTACAAGTCAATAGTTTACTATCCTTATCTGTTATCTCTGCCATGTATTCAGAATAGTAAGCATTGAATAAGTTAGTTGTAGGATAGCTAGTAGCACCAAAGTAAATCTCTCTAGGTGCTCCAAAGTTTAAATCGTTTGTTGGTGTAAAAGGGTCGTCTAAATGACCTGCATAACCATAAGCGGTTAAAGCACTTCCGACATTAGTACCAGCGTTTTTAATATAATAAGAAGTTCTGCCAGTTATTTTTTTAGCTTGTAGAATCCTTATTACAGAATCCATGTTATCTTCTGTTGTACCGCTAGAACTTAATTTATATATACTTGGAAATACTTTATCAGTTCCGTTAAGTTGATATAAAACAGAACCAGCAAATATTAACTCTGTTGATTCTGTATCTTTTACAAAATCAAATTCTGTGTCAAATATATAGTCCCCATACCCTTCGTTAAATTTTTTTCGGTAGTTTTCAGCGTAGTAGTCATTGTCTGGCTTATACTTAAACTGATAATACCTAGCCTTTATTTCACTCATTGGCTTAATAGACCACGCTTTACTCCTATCTACTTTTAAAGTCCAGTCTTGAATGCTTCCGCTATAAAAATCTATGTATGGTTTTATTATAATCTTCTTTTCATCTACTGGGTCGTCATAAACATAGAGATTAAACATTTTGCAAATTGATAAAAAGAAATCTCTTTGAAAAATTCCTCTAGGCAAACAAAAGTTTAAATCTAAAACCTCATCATAAGCTACCGCTACTTCATTAGCTAAGCTAGTTTCTAATTTAAAAGAACCACCGAATAACTGATATTGAGTTACATTGGTACTTATCTGAACAGATAATTGATTAGATGTAGCTAAGTCAATATTATTTACATCTAGGTTTATATAATAGGTTGTAGTGTTATTAGTAACATAAACTTCCTCTTGCT